GACCAACGCCCACGAGTACGAGAAGCAGATTGACTGGCTGCAGTCCGAGGTCATCTCCCGTATCTCCTCCACCGGAGCCCTGCTGGTGGTGGGAACCCGTCTGGCCTCCAAGGATCTGTATTCGGAGTTGCGCGATGAGACCCGCTACCCCGATGAGATCTCCCCGTGGACCTACCTGGCGATGCCGGCAGTGCTGGAGTTCGCTGAGGAGCCCAAGGACTGGGTGACGCTATGGCCGAGGTCGAACCAGCCTGAGGCCGGGGTTCGTGGTGAGGACGCCGAACCGGGCGAGGACGGGTTGTTCCCGAAGTGGGACGGCACCCGACTGGCGAAGAAGAGGGCACGGGTCTCCCCCCGTGCCTGGGCTCTGGTCTATCAGCAGCAACAGGTGGCCGATGAGGGCATCTTCTCCGCTGAGGCCCTGCGGGCCTCTATCAATGGCAATCGCATGACCGGGCTCATGCCCAGGGGCATGGTGAACTGCCGACCCGAGGGAATGGATGGACTGCTATGTGTAGCTGGCCTGGACCCTGCGATGGCCGGTCATACCGCTTCAGTCGTGATTGGGCTGGATCCCTCAACCCAGAAGCGTTACGTTCTGGACATCTCGAACAAGCCGGCGATGACGCCGGACCAGATCCGCGAGTTGATCCGCGAGTGGACGGTCAAGTACGGGATCACTGAGTGGCGCGTCGAGAAGAACGCCTTCCAGTCCATGCTGACCCAGGACCGTGAGGTCAGGGAGTTCCTTGCTGGTCAAGGAGCCGTCCTCAGGGAGCACTTCACCGGATCCAATAAGCACGATGTGGATTTCGGTGTGGCCTCCATGACCACGCTCTGGGCTGGCTGGCAGGACAAGCACCAGTTGATTGAGCTGCCCTCCACCGCGATCAGTGAGGCGTCCAAGGCGCTGGTGGAGCAGTTGCTCATCTGGCACCCTGCCGCCCCCAAGACTCAGAAGACCGACATCGTGATGGCGCTGTGGTTTGCCGAACTGGCCTGCCGCGACCGCATCACGGCCATGACGAACTTCTCCCGATCCCATGTGCGCAATCCCTTTGCGACGGCCTGGGATGTATCCAACCGCGCTGCGGTAAACCTGAATGACATTGAGCGCGACCGTATGTTCGTGACCCTGTAGGAGGTTAGGTGCCCACGACTGCCGAGGTGGCTGGCCTCTACAACAGGCTTCGCACGCAGAACCATGACCGTGATCAGCGCATGCGCGAGATCAAGCTTGTGCGCCAGGGGCGCATGGACTACGTCTTCCCCGAACTGTTCCCCACAGAGGGTCCGTTCACTCGCCCCATCGTGGCGAACATGGTCGATGTCGCCGCCCGCGACCTCGCCGAGGTCATCGCTCCCCTGCCGGCCTTCAACTGCTCCTCCTCGTCAATGGTCTCCGATGCCGCTCGCAAGTTCGCGGAGAAGCGCACGCGCATTGCTGGGTACTACATCCAGTACTCGCAGTTGCAGAAGCAGGCGTACACCGCCGCTGACCGCTATGTGACCTACGGGTTCGTGCCCGGCATCGTGGAGATCGACTACGAAGAGAAGACGCCGCGCATCAAGTGGCTGGATTCCATGGGCACCTATGTGCTGCGGGATCGCCGTGATCGCGTCAAGGCCCTGTTCCAGACGATCACCTACCACGTTGACGATCTCATCGCCCGGTTCCCCGAACTGGAAGCAGTGATCCTTAATCAGATCCCTGGTTCGGCCACCAAGGTTGAGGTCATCCGCTACCACGATGCCGACTTTGACATCTTGTTCATGCCCGGTGATGGCGGCGTGGAGTTGATGCGCTCGCCCAATCCGGTGGGCAAGTGCCTTGCCGTGGAGGTACGTCGGCCTGGAGTTGATGACGAGGCGCACGGGCAGTTCGATGATGTGATTGCCGTACAGGTCGCCAAGTCGCGCTTTGCGCTCCTGGCGATGGAGGCAGCGCAGAAGAGCGTGCAGGCACCGATTGCCCTGCCCCAGGATGTGCAGGAGCTGTCCCTGGGCGCAGATGCAGTACTGCGCTCTACGACACCGGAGAAGATCCGGCGCATTCCGCTCGATGTCCCTGCCGCCGCCTTCCAAGAGCAGGGCATCTTGGACAACGAACTTCGCCAGGGCTCGCGTTACCCCGAGGTACGCGGCGGCAATACCGATGCCTCCATCGTCACGGGCCGTGGCGTGCAGGCGCTCATGTCCGGCTTTGACACGCAGGTGCGCACCGCGCATGCGATGTTTGCTGAGGCATACACCGATCTGATCGCTCTGTGCTTTGAGGCAGAAGAGCGACTTTGGCCGTCGTTCCGCAAGACCATTCGCGGCAACGACAATGGCACCCCGTATGAGGTCTCGTATACGCCCGAGAAAGATATCCGTGGGGATTACTCGGTCGATGTTCAGTACGGCCTCATGGCGGGTCTGGACCCTAACCGCGCACTGGTGTTTGGGTTGCAGGCCCGTGGGGATCGCCTCATCTCGCAGGACTGGCTGCGCCGGCAGATGCCTTTTGCCATCAACGCCAGCGAGGAAGAGCAGAAGCTGGACATTGAGGACATGCGTCAGGCTCTTCGCCAAGCCGTTGCCGGATATGCGCAGGCAATCCCTGTGCTTGCCCAGAACGGTCAAGATCCCGGCGAGATCCTTGCTCGCCTCGCGATCATCATCGAGGGTCGCCAGAAGGGCAAGCCTATTGAGGAAGTGATCGCTGAAGCGTTCGCTCCCCCCGAGACGCCACCCGACATGGTTGATCCGATGGTTGATGACGCCTCCCCGGTCCCTGGCGATCCCATGCAGGATCCCATGTCGGGTGGTGAATCCCTTGAAGGCATTGATGCCATGGGTCGCCTTCGCGGCGTAGCTCCTGGTCAGGCTGGGCTCCCGCCCGGTGGCAGACCAGACCTGAATGTTCTGCTCGCTGGATTGACGCAGCGGGGCGAGCCGAATCTTGCAGCATCCGTTTCGCGTCGTGTACCTACGGGTTAAGGAGAAGGAAATGGCAGTTCCCGCAGCGGCTCCCAAGAAGCCTGCGAATCAGGGTGGCAAGGCTGCGGCCTTCGTTCAGCCCGTAAACCATCAGGAGAAGGCAACGTCCAACACGGCGGGCCTTCCCCACTCGTACTCGCCGTCTAACGGCAATTGGCAACAGCACGCACAGGCATCCTCACCTCGCGGCATCGGCGGCTCCGGAAAGGGGACCAAGTAATGAAGGCTCGAGTAGGTAAGACTGGTAAGGCTGGTAGCGGATTGCGCCTTACTAGCGAACGGGCGACAGCAAGCGTCGCTAAGGCTACTAGTAAGATGAAGAAGCCGACTAGTCGTTCTACGACAAAGTCTGTTCGCGGTTCGGGCAAGGGAATCAAGTGGACCACTAGCAAGACGACAAGTGAGCGTGTACCTAAGGGCCGCAACACGATTGCGACTTACAAGGGTTCTGAGGGCCCGAAGAAGTCCTCTCCTCGCAAGAAGAAGTAGTCATGTGTAACTGGTGTGGCTGCCAAGCTAAGCAGAAGGGCTACGGCGGCAAGACGATGCCGAACAATGAGCCGCAGCACGAGCGCACCGAATCCCAGATCGAGCAGATCATGGAATACGGCAAGGTCAAGAACAAGAAGGCTCCGAAGTCCTGATGCCGGCGAAGAAGGATCCACGCCTTGAGCGTGCAGGCGTAGACGGCTACAACAAGCCCAAGCGCACCCCTAACCATCCCACGAAGTCGCATGTTGTTGTGGCTAAGGAAGGTTCGCAGATCAAGACGATTCGTTTTGGTCAGCAGGGTGTGACAGGTGACAGGCAGCCGACTAAGCGTCAGGCATCCTTCAAGGCACGGCACGCGAAGAACATCGCCAAGGGCAAGATGAGCGCGGCCTATTGGGCTGACAAGGTGAAGTGGTAGCCATGGCACGGTATTTCCCCCCGAGTACTGACTTGTACTTTGATTCCGACAAGCGCCGTGCGCGCGAACGCTTTCGTAAGCAATTTGACAAGCAGCAAAAGGCAGCTCGCAAATCTGCTGCCAAGCGCGAGTCGGCAAGTAAGCGAGGAGCAGAAGGTCCCAAGCGATCGGTTCCTGGTGGATATTCAGCTAACTACCTGCCTGGTCGCGAGAAGAAGAATCACCGAGCGTGAGGAGACCAGGGCGTGGACGAAGAAGACTTCGACAACACTGAGGACGCAGAGTCCGTTGTCGTTGAGGCCACGCCCTGGTTCAACTCCGACACCGTAGC